GAGCATGACGACTTGGTTGACGCGACAACATTAGCACTAATGAGATTTAGAGCAGGTGGGTTCTTGCGCTTGCCAAGCGACGAGGCCGAAGAGATTCAATGGTTCAGAAGCCACCGCAAAGAGCGGTACTACACAGTATAAGGACACGATATGGCAACAGGGATGATGGACAGAGGCTTATACCAAGCACCTATGGGTTTAGATCAGGAAGCTGAAATGAACCCCGGTGGTATAGAAATCGAAATAGAAGACCCAGAAGAAGTAAATATCGGACTGGGTGATATAGAAATCCAACTTAAACCTGAGAAAGAAACAGCAGATACTTTCGATGCCAACCTTGCTGAGTACATGGACGACGGTGCGTTGTCTGGTCTGGCGAATGAGTTAATAGAAGATTTTGACAAAGACCAGATGGACCGCAGAGACTGGGTGAAGACCTATGTTGATGGTCTGAAACTGCTTGGTCTGCAGTACGAAGATAGAACAGAACCTTGGCAGGGCGCTTGTGGTGTGTTCCACCCCATGTTGACTGAGAGCGTGGTGCGCTTCCAAAGTGAAGCGATGATGGAGACCTTTCCCGCTATGGGTCCTGTCAAGACGCAGATCATCGGTGCGATTGACTTGTTGAGAGAAGAAGCCGCCGCCCGCGTGCGCGAGGACATGAACTATCAGTTGACAGAGGTGATGACTGAGTATCGCCCCGAGCACGAGAAGATGTTGTGGTCGTTGCCCATTACTGGCTCGGCGTTCAAGAAGGTGTACTTCGATCCTAGTAAGGGCCGCCAAGTTGCCATCTTCATTCCAGCGGAAGATATTGTTGTGCCATACGGCGCATCAAGTATTGAAGACGCTGAGCGTGTTACGCATGTGATGCGTAAGACGGAGAATGAAGTTGTTAAGTTACAAGAAGCTGGGTTCTATGCTGATGTAGATATTGGTGAGCCCGGTTATGAGTTAGATGACATTGAGAAGCAGAAGGCCGAAGAGCAAGGCATGAATGCGACTCAGGATGATCGCTACCGCATCCTCGAGATGCACGTCAACTTAGACTTGGTTGGCTTTGAGCATACTGATAAGAAAGGTCGTGAGACGGGCATTGCGTTACCATACGTCGTGACTCTTGAGAAAGGGTCCCGCACTATTCTTGCTATTAGAAGGAATTGGTATGAAGACGACATCCTCCACACGAAGCGACAGCACTTCGTCCACTACCAATACATCCCCGGTTTTGGCTTCTATGGTTTCGGTCTTATCCACCTCATCGGAGGCTATGCGAAATCAGCAACGATGCTTATCCGCCAACTTGTTGACGCGGGCACTTTATCTAATCTCCCCGGAGGACTTAAATCGCGAGGACTTCGGATTAAGGGTGATGACACCCCCATCCAGCCCGGAGAATTCCGCGACGTAGATGTACCAAGTGGCAGTATCAGAGACAACATTCTCCCTCTGCCATACAAGGAGCCTTCACAGGTTCTGATGAGTTTGTTCCAGCAGATCGTGCAGGAAGGCCGTGCCTTCGCTTCATCTGGGGATATGAACGTCAGCGACATGAGCACTAACGCTCCTGTTGGCACAACACTAGCTCTGCTCGAGAGAACTCTGAAGGTGATGACGGCTGTGCAGGCTCGCTTGCACTATGCGATGAAGCAGGAGTTCAAGTTACTCAAGGTGATCATTGCTGACTACACACCTGAAGAGTATGACTACGAGCCAGAAGACGCAGGTCGCAAGGCTAAGAAGTCTGACTATGACTCAACAGATGTGATCCCTGTTAGTGATCCAAATGCCGCGACTATGGCGCAGAAGATCGTGCAGTATCAAGCTGTACTACAGTTAGCACAAACAGCTCCGCAGTTGTACAACTTACCGCTTCTACACCGTCAGATGATTGAAGTGTTGGGCATTAAGAATGCTAACAAATTGGTCCCTGTTGAGGACGATCAAATACCGACTGATCCAGTACAAGAGAATCAGAACTTGTTGACTGGCAAACCGGTCAAGGCGTTTATCGAGCAGAACCACGAAGCGCATATACAAGCGCACATGTCTGCTATACAGAATCCGAAGATTCAGCAGTTGATGCAGATGAACCCACAAGCCCAAGCGATCATGGCAGCGGCTATGGCGCACATCAATGAGCACATCGCGTTTGAGTACCGCAAACAAGTTGAAATGTCTATTGGCGCACCGCTTCCCGGCGAAGAGCAGAACAAGCACATGGCCCCAGAGATGGCGGACCAGATTGCGATGGCTACGGCCCAAGCGTCACGACAGTTGCTCCAGCAAGCTCAACAACAGGCGGCGCAACAACAAGCCCAGCAGCAGATGCAGGACCCAGTTGTTCAGATGCAGATGCAAGAGTTGCAGCTTAAGAAGCAGGACTTGGAGCTCAAAGCACAGAAACAGCAGATTGATGCTGCAGCTAAGGCTGATCAGTTGGAGATTGAGAAGTCACGCATCGAAGCACAGATGCAGATAGCAGCTATGCAGGTCAGTGCCACAGCAGCCGCCAAACGTGATCAGATGGACAGGCAACAACAGACTGAAGGCGTGCGTATGGGCATTGATGCGGCTAAGCACAAAGCGCAGATGGCTGTGCAGATGGCGCAACGCCAATCGCAACAATCGCAACAAAAGCAACAACCTCCTAAGAAGAAGGAGAATAAGTGAGCAACCAAGCGTTTCAATACTTAGCCAAGGAGATTGACAAGCTCCGTGGCGATCAAGTTTCCTTCCTCGCTGGAGGAGGTGCGAAAGATTTTGCCGAGTATCGGCATGTCTGCGGGGTCATCCGGGGTCTGACTCATGCAGAACAACTTGTCAAAGACCTCGTGCAGAAAATGGAGTATTCCGATGAGTGAGTTTGATGTTTCCGCTGTGGACCTGTCCGGTATTCTGAACAAGAATAACGAAGACAAAGCAAAGCAGTTGCCCGATCCATCCACCTTCTATATGCTGACTGTCGTTCCCGAAGCGATGGAAGAGTATTCAGATAGTGAAGTTGGGTTGATCAAAGACAGTAAGACCATGTACTACGAAGAAGTGCTGACCCCAGTACTGTTTGTAGTGAAGATGGGCCCTGACTGTTATTCAGACACTACCCGCTTTCCGAGCGGAGCTAGTTGCAAAGTTGGCGACTTCGTTGTCGTCCGCCCCAATTCAGGCACCCGCCTGAAAATTCACGGTCGTGAGTTCCGCTTGATTGCGGATACCTCAGTCGAGGCCGTTGTCCAAGACCCGCGTGGAATTACCCGCGCTGCATAGGAGTAAAACATGCCATTACCAGAGTTTGAACTACCCGATCCAGATAAGGATACTGCTACTGAAGACGAAAAGTTTGAAGTAGAAATCGAAGACGATACTCCACCCGAAGACCGACGTCGCAAGCCGATGAAGGAGCCGGTCGAAGACCCAACAGAAGACGAACTTGCTTCGTATGACGAGAAGGTACAGGCGCGTATCAAGAAGTTCACCCGTGGTTATCACGATGAACGACGTGCAAAAGAAGAAGCCCTACGCGAGCGCGAAGCGGCGGAAGCCTTTGCTAAACAGGTGTTTGAAGAAAACAAACGTCTTCAACAGCAGCTATCAACTGGTAGTAAAGCATTCATTGAGCAGTCTCAGACTTCTGCGGATTTGGAATTGGCAAACGCCAAGAAAAAGTACAAAGAAGCTCACGAGATGGGCGATGTAGATGCTCTTGCTGACGCTCAAGCAGAAATTTCTAGAGCTACTTTAAAATTAGACAAAGCCCAAGGGCTTAAGCCGATAGAAGTAGAAGAGAAAGAATTTACCCCCGCAAAACCAGAAGGTCCTTCTGTTAGCCCCCGAACCCAGAAGTGGGTCCAATCCAACAGCGATTGGTGGGGAGTAGACGAAGAAATGACTATGGCAGCGATGGGGCTTGACAAGAAGTTAGCTAAAGAGTATGGTTCAGACTATGTTGGTACTGAAGAGTACTTCAAAACCATAGATAAAACTATGCGCAAGAGATTCCCTGAGCATTTTGAAGATGCTGAGAGCTATGAGGAAGATACGCCGCCTCCAAAGAAAAGAGTATCAGAACCGGTCGATGAGGATGATGAACCCCCACGCCGTGCACAAAGAATCACTACTGTTGTGGCTTCGGCCTCACGTAGTACACCGCCGAATCGCATTAAATTAAAAGCATCAGAAGCCGCCATTGCGCGTCGTCTTGGGGTGCCGATTGAAGAATATGCGAAACAGGTTGCACAACTTAAAAGAGGTTAAATATGGAACAGGTAAAAGCTGAAAAGCAAAATCGTTTGGCTCGTGAGTTAGACACACCAGTAACACGCGCACCGCGTCAAACTTCGTGGCAAGCTCCCGAAACCCTACCGTCGCCTAATCCACGTCCGGGAATTTCCCACCGCTGGGTAAGAACCAGCATGTTGGGTGTTCCGGATGTCCAAAACATCTCTGGCAAGTTTAAAGAAGGTTATGAACCCGTGAAAGCGGAGGAATATCCTGAGCTTAGTATGCACGCTGCTACCGAGGGTCGCTTTGCTGGAGGCATTGAGGCACCCGGTTTGGTTCTCTGCAGTATTCCGACGGAGTTTTTGAAACAACGAGAGGCTCACTTCTCGGGTATCAACAAAGCTACGATGGAGTCTGTAGATAACAACTTCATGAGAGACAGTGATCCACGGATGTCGAAGTTCTCTGAGAAATCGACAAAAGTGACATTTGGTTCTGGTACTTAAATTTTTTAAAGGAGTCTTAAATGGCTTATCCCGTTGTTTCGGCCCCCTACGGCCTAAAGCCGATCAATTTGATCGGTGGTCAAGTGTTTGCGGGTTCTACCCGTGAATACGCGATCCCTTACGGATATGCGACTAACATTTTCTATGGTGATATCGTTGGATTGACCCGTGGTAATGTGCAGCGCTTATCTGTGTCTACTGGTACTCTTGGTACTGTTACAGGTGTTTTCTTGGGCTGTTCTTATACAAACCCATCCACCAAACAAAAACAATTTGCTCAATACTGGCCTGCTTCAACGCTAGCTGGTGACGCAGTTGCTATCGTTTGTGATGATCCTGACACAGTGTTCAAGGCTGTCGTTTGTTCTGCTACTACTGCTGTTGCTTCTGGCGCTCGCGCCATGATTGGTCAAAACTTGGCTATGATCAACAATACAGGTAACGTGAACACCGGCGACTCTGCTAACGCTTTGTTGGCTCCTAGCGATACACCCGCTACTACCGATGCGCTCCCAGTGCGTGTTTTGGGCTTAGTGCCTGACACTGTTGTGACCTTGGGTACTGCTACCTACACTAGCATCTCTACCGCTACTGTTACCTGCTCTGCATTGCCTTTCGCATTGCCTGTTGGTACAGACGTTGGTTCACTTGCTGCTAATGGTCAGTACATCCCTTCGGGTTCGTTTGTTGATACAGCAGCTTCTGCTGGCGCAACTTCATTTGTGTTAAACCAAGCCCCAATTACAGCTTTTGCTGCTAGTTCTACGCTTGTGTTCGCACAGTACCCAGAGTTGCTGGTTAAGTTGAACTTCGGTCAACACCAGTATTACGCTGCCACTAGCATTGCTTAAGGAGTAATTTAAAATGGCTATTTCACGCGCACAACTACTTAAAGAACTCCTCCCCGGCTTAAATGCTTTGTTCGGTCTCGAGTACGCCCGTTATGGTGAGGAACATAAAGAGATTTATGAAACCGAAACCTCTGAGCGTTCATTCGAAGAGGAAACCAAACTGTCTGGCTTCTCTGCCGCACCTGTCAAGAACGAAGGCTCTGCCATCGCTTATGACAATGCTCAAGAGGCATGGACTACTCGCTACAA